CTGTACGCAAGCTCATTGAAGAAGGTTTGATGCCTACTATTGTGGAAGATGTGGCAGAAGATGAGGACATCTATGGTTTTAAAAGCAGGATTGCTCGTAGTACAGAAAAGTACACCAACAAACTGAATAAAACTGTAGTAGCTGCAGGCAAACAGATGTACATGACCCATGACACACAGATATACAAGGGACTGGCTCAGTTAACCCAACTGAGTGACTTTGTGGCTCGGTATGCTTTGTACCAACACTTGACTACCCGGACAGACAACCGTATTTCTGAAAAGGTGGCGATTCAAGAAGCTTCGGATGCCTTCATTAACTATGATGTGCCCATGCAACGGGACATTCAGTATTTGGATGATATGGGTATCCTGCCCTTCACCAAGTACTTCCTGCGGATTCAGCGAGTGATCCGAGGCAGGTTCCGACACGCCCCTGGCAAAGTAGCCTTAATGCTTTTGGCTGAAGGGTATCTGGATTGGTTGCCTTCACCTTTGGAGAGTTCCATTTTCTTTAAGATTGGAAACAATCCCTTGGATTGGGGTGCCTTGCAATTCCCCGGTGTGCTGGATGAATTGGCAACCTACAAAGTGGCTACGAGTTTGTTTAAGTAATAAAGAAAGCCCCTGAGAAGGGGCTTTGTTTATTTATCAGACCGAGAATCAAACCGTTCTTTGATGTACACGGTAATGAATCCTGCCAGAAGGACAATTCCCCCGACGAGTTGAACAGCCACTGAAAAGAACATGGCTGCTATGCCCAACCCTACTCCCAAGATAGCGGCCATACCCCCCAAGATGATGGACATGGCCCACTTGATTGTCTCCATCAGGAGAACAGGCTGGTTGTAGGGGGTGCTGGGGTAGCTTCTGCAACTGGTTCAGTTGGTTCAGCTTGAAGGGCAATGCTGGGGCTGGTAGGGACAAAGGTTAATTGCCCTCCTACAGGCACTGGAGGAACCGGGACAGCTTGATCTTCAATCTCCAGTTCTACAGAGATACCGCTGTCTTTACGGCCTGCTGTGAAGGTACAGGTGACCGTCTTGTTGTTGAGGTTGATGCCTTGTTGGGCAATGTAGCCTTTAAGGGCAGCTTCGATTTCAGATTGTTTGAGTTGAACTTGCATCATAAATTCTCATGTTGTTGTTTAAAGAAGGGGAGCATTTGTTGGAAAAGGTTGCTGGACAGACCGGCATAGATAGCGGCTGTAGCATCGGCCATGTGTTCGGCTTTGGCTTCACTGACGATAGCCACCCCCTTTTGTTTGTACATGGGCCAAGGGGCTTCTGGATGCTGTTCCATAGCCCACTGGATCATGTTTTGTTTGGTGGCGGTCTTTGTACCATAGCTTGCCATCTTCACTTCGGAAGGGGTTACCTCAAAGAAAGGGATGTTGGTGGCACGCAACGCACCCAAGACTCCGCAGCAAATTCCGTAACTGGCCATGGCTCGGGCAGACTGGCTACCCACAGGCACTTCCACAAAGATAGCCTGTGCCCCTTGGACCACTCTCAGAGTGCCTTCACAGAGCTGCTTGGCAGATTCCAGGTCCAGACTGTTCTGCCTGACCTGTTTACCTGTTGGTAGCTCTGGGTTGATGACACCCAGTTGATGAACGATCAGCTTCTTGGTTTGAGTGTCATAGACCCCTGTGGAAGATCCCCAGTTTCTCAAACTTGGGTCAAGACCTGCTACCTTGATCAGCATGGTTTTCCTTAGTGCTTCACAGCAGTGGAAGAGTCTTCTATTTCAGCCACAAAGGGGAGCTCACCTAGCTCGGAGATAGACAGGCTGAGTCCCAACAGGAAGCCTTCACGGAAAGCCCCTGTCATTTTGATAGGGGGTGCATCCCCCAAGGAGACTTCAGCCGTGTCTGGGATTTCCAGCATGTGTTTCAGGGTAGCTATCTTTTTCTTGTGCCAGCTTGAAAGCAGTTGAACAAATTGGTCAAGATCATTAACGGCAACGAGGGTGTCAGGTGTTTCAGTCATGGGATGTTTTTGAAAGTTGTTCTTTAAGGGCATAACCCATGAGGGGCCAAATCTTCTGCATAGCATTGGCGCGGGCGATCTTGCGGCCAATCTCAGCATCAAAGCTCTCAGGGCTGGCAAAGGCTGACTCGCCGGTCACTGTGAAGCCGTTGCGCAGGACCAGGACGCAGAAGGTCAGAAGATTTAGTGATCTGTAAACAGCAATCTTGTGCCCTGAGATTGCCTCCTCTGGAAAGGCAGCATTGCCAGCCGTAAAGTAGTACTCACTGGCAATGTTCGCCTCGATGTCAGCAGGCGTCACGCGCGGGGCGGTCAGGCCCTTGGCGATGATCTCTTGTTCAATGCCGGCGTCGTCGGTGCGGGGGGACGTGATGTTGTTCATGGGAGTGATGTTAATAAACAAAGCCTCTACCCAGAGGCTTTGTTAGGTTTTAGTTAAGCAAACAAGCTGGTAGCGGGCTTCTTGGCTGTGCTGGCTGCACTCCCAAAGCTTCCTGCTGCCTTGGGAGCACCTGCTGTTCCTGCAGCACCCTTGGCTTTGTTGCGGGTGTTGCCTGTGTTCTTGTTAGACCACGTATCCACAAAGGAGGCTTCTTCAGCTTCGGCACGGATTTCGGCAGTCGTCATGCGATCTTTGGCACGGAACAACTTGTCGATTTCGTTCTCTTCCCGAGTTTCACCTGTGGCTTCATAAGCACCGGCATCGTTCTTCTTGGTTTTGTCCACGGTCTGTTTGATCAGGCCCACCAAGATTTCTTTGCCCAACAGATCCACCAGCACTTCGACCTTGGTAGGCACTTCAGCTTTGGCTTCAGGGCTGTAGAGCTTGATGACTTTGGTTTCGGTGTCCATGGCAGAGATTTCTTTGCCTGTGGTCAAGAGAGCCAAAGCATTAGCGTGAACAAAGCCGGGGAGGTATTGCTTCTCACCGTTCTTGTCGATGTAGAAGTTGGCACCACCTTTGGCTGTACCGGAGTTCATCCAGAGGGTTTGCCGAATCTCTTTGCTGTCTGCTGTCTTGAGAGACAAGACCAATCCCAAAGCGCCAGAAGCAGCTTTGTTGATGTGGGCCATGGTGACAGTAACGGGGTACAGTCCAGATTCCAGGGCAGCATTACCACCTACGGAATCTTTTTCTGCAGCAATGGAAGTATCGGAGGTGAGGTTTGCGAGTAGTGACATGGTATTACCTATTAGTTTGGTTAAGGTTGGTTGGGGAAATGATTGTAGTTACATAAGTAACTTGTTTTTAATAAGCCACTTTTTAGTGGACCTACTATTTTCGGAAATGGAAATAAACTGGCAGGTTTCGGGGCTATAACATAGCGGGTGTTCTAGCGTATGACTAAGAATATCCTTATCTAGGTGTAGCCCTTTTTCCCAACCGTTTGTTAATGCCCAGTTCATAAACTCAGTTGAGCTTTTTCTCCAGGCATCACATACATAAACCCCTTTGGCACCATACTTGTGGTAATTGATGTTATCGGGGTTATGGCAGCGTTCCACCATTTGGGACCACACCCAAAACAACGGATGTTTTGACATACCGTGGGTGAGTCTCAGTTCTCTGGTGGTTTCTTTGTTTAAGCAACCACAGCTAGGTGCTTTAGGATTACTTGCATTTTTAAGTTGAGCAGTAACCCATGCACCCCCAGACTCATACAGGTTTCCACAATCGCATTGGTATTCCCAAACGATTAACCTAGTTGGGCCTATAGCTACAGGGTGTAAGGCTACTAAACTACCAAAGCGTACCCCGGCAATATTTCTTGCTTTATTGCTTAGGGGGATTGCGGATCTAGTCTGCGTAATAATCATAAAGGCGGTCAAGGATTAATTGCATGTCATTATCTATGTAAGTCTCCTTTGTTTCAAACAAACCTAACGGACCACGAATACGTTCATTTACTGAGTCTTTGGTGATCTTGGTTTGGTACACATACTTCAGGCCCAAAGCCTCTTCTTCAGGGGAAACCGTCAGCAAAGATGAACCATACTCTTTCAAGGCTTTCAGTTGGACTTTTTTTGAGTAAATAACAACTGAGAAGTAAGCCTCAAGCCCAGTACCTTTAAGCGACCCTTTTACAGGTGTTTTGGTTTCCATTACCATTTCACCTTCATTAAGGGTGTCTTGGGTGTGTGCAAGAAAGATTACATTTTTTGAGGACTTAGCCACAAACTGTTGCATCAAGTTTTTGAAGAATTGGCTATACGCCCCCCACTGGGCCATAGTGTTTGTTGAGCCTACAACGTAAACGGACTCAAACATTTCCATTAACATGGTTAATGAATCAATCACAATCGTGTGTACATCAGGCATACCTTCTGCAGCTGAAAAACCCTCATAAACTTGTAAAGGATCACTGATAGTGAACTCTTTAAATTTGTTTTTGAAAGGGGTACGTTTTCCACTTTCGCAGTTCAGGTACATAACTCCTTCTGGGTTTTTAAGGCCCATCAGAGAAGCTGTTTTTCCAGTGGCTGACTTGCCACAGAGCAGTACTAAGTGGTCGTTAATTTGATTACTCATTGGTTTCCTTTTTGTTTACCAAAAAAATGCCCCGGAGGGCATCTTCAATTACTGCTTGGCTATGGCTTTCATAATGGACACCATTATTGTCCCCATCACTTCAGCTTCATCCAGCTTGTCAGGGATCTTGTCGTTCAGGCTCATCACCCGTGACCGGATTCCTTCAAAGTCAAAACCGCCATCCATCAAAATCATGGCGTAGCGCAAGAGCATGTTGTTGCGGTTACCATCGCCAATGTTGTTGATGA